TATGGTAAACCAAAAGAATTAAAAGAACTTAATGTTAAAACAGAAGTTAACATACCAATCATTAACTTTGGAGATAAAAATAAAATAATAGATATAGAATCAGAAGAAATAAAAAATGAAGAAACTAAACCTGAATGAGAAGTACCAAACTTTGTTTAACTCTAAAAGTCGTTACTTTGTAATAACTGGCGGTAGAGGTTCAGGAAAATCATTTGCTACAAATACATTTTTAGTATTACTCACATACGAAAAAGGACACAGAATATTATTTACTCGTTATACAATGACTTCAGCAGGTATGTCTATTATCCCTGAGTTTATAGAGAAGCTTGAGTTAATGGGCGTATTAGATCAGTTCACTGTAAACAAGACAGAGATCATAAACAATTTAACAGGCAGTTCAATATACTTTAGCGGAATCAGAACTTCAAGTGGAGATCAAACTGCAAAGCTTAAATCTATTCAGGGTGTAAGTTCATTTGTATTAGATGAAGCAGAGGAATTAACAGACGAAGAGAGTTTTGATAAGATAGATTTTAGTATTAGATCAAAGCTTGTAAAGAATAGATGTATATTAATTCTAAACCCTACAACAAAAGAGAATTGGATATACCAAAGATTCTTTCAGAATAGAGGAGTTCCAGATGGTTTTAATGGCACTAAAGAAAACATTACTTATATACACACTACATATCAAGACAACTTAGATCACTTGTCAAATTCATTTGTCAAACAAATTGATGACATGAAAGTTAGGCGACCAGAGAAGTTTAAGCATCAGATAATGGGTGGATGGCTTAAAAGTGCAGAGGGTGTTATATTTACTCATTGGAACATTGGTAAGTTCAATAATGAAATAGATTCAATATTTGGTATGGACATAGGATTTTCGGTGGATCCCTCAGTTTTAGTAGAGGGCACTATAGATAAAGAGAGAAAGATTATATGGTTGAAAGAACATTATTATAAGACAGGATTAAGCACAAGTCAGATATATGAATTGAATAGAAGGTTTGCAGGTGCCAATTTAATTGTAATGGATAATAGTGAACCACGACTTTTGAGTGCCATAAAATCTAAAGGACTAAATGTAATACCCACCATAAAAAAGAAAGGTAGTATCTTGGCAGGAATCTCTTTAATGCAAGATTATCAAATAATAATAGACGACAAATCTGTGAATTTAATAAGGGAGTTTAACAACTATACTTGGAAATTAAACGGTGCAATTCCGATCGATAAATTCAATCATGGGGTAGATGCATCCAGATATTTAATTCAATACCTACTAACTAGATCAGTTCCACATGGAAGTTACTTTGTTAAATAAAAAATGAAGATAGGAAATGTTTATACACTAGACAATAGCGAACAACAAATTGTTGAGTTAGTTGCAAACCAAAGACAGAACAACAAGGTTAATACAGGTTGGGATGGTAAGGGTACTGTAAACAAAAAAAGTGGTGTAGATTTAAACATAGTTGGTTTTGGTGCAGAGTTTTTATTCTGCAAGGAACTGAATCTATATCCTGATTTTAAAATACACAACACATCAAAGATACAAGGCACTGATTATTATGACGCTATATATAAAGGAAAGACAATAGACGTTAAAGTAAACAGAAACTATAAGCACCCATTAATGATACCAAGCTATGCAAAAAGTGAATGCGATGTGTTTGCTTTGTTTAGTTGCATATACCCTAGATATAGATTTGAGGGGTTTGCTACAAAAGAAATGGTATTTAATAAATCTAATATTAGAATGACTAGAGTTGAAAGTTATGTAGTTGATAAGATAGATTTAATAGAGTTGGATCAAATTATTCTATAGTTTTTTTTATATTTATTTGGTCAGGTGGAAATAATTAACTAAGTTTGTGTATAACTAATAAAGAAAACAATGAAACAAAGAGAAAAAATAATTGAATTAGCTGATGTTATTATAGATTATATTACCGAGCAAATGATTATGCCAAGAGTGTTTGATGAGTTTGGACATAATTTAGAATGTGAACAAAGCGAAGAAATTGCTAACGAAGTTTACGAGCAAATTAAATTAAGAATGTAATAAATAAAACAATGAAAACAATGAAAGCACTACTTAACAAAACAATTAAAACTGCAATAGTATTAACCTATTGTGTAATGACATTATCCTTATTATATCTTGTCTTTACGTTTAACGACAATCTATTTAACAACGGAACATTAGGAATTCAAACCTTATTTCTTTGCCTATCCTTAACTGTTGTGGTTGGTTTAGTTTTAGATACTTATAAAAACAATAAATAATGACAGTAAAGGAACTACAAAAACGAATTGCCAATATGCAAAAAAGATTAGATTGGCAAGATAACTATATCGACTATGTAAGAACCGCAGACGATGAATTGCATGATGCCTCAATGTGCCATGCTATGTATTTAACTAACTCATCTAAAACTTATGAATTATGACACAAAAAGAAAAGATTAAAAGCTTAGAGATACAATTAAAAGAAGCTAAAGCAAATACATATATATATGAAACTAATCACTTACAATGTTCTGATGGAGAACTTCACATAGGGTTTGGAGATTATGGAGATAATGAAAGGTGGTTAGTATGGAATGTAAATAGTTTGTTTAATGACTTGCCTTATATAATTAGTCAAGTAGTCAGAGAGCAATCTAAAATGCAAGGTAATCAACTAAAAAACATTAAAGAAGTATTAAAAGAAATCAACATTAAATAAATTATTATGATAGAAAGTGAAACATTCGAGTATTACAGAATACAACAAAAAGTAAAAGCAATTAAGAATTCAGTAGAGATTTTAATTCAACATGGGTTTACAGTTGTAGATTTAGAAGGCAAGATATTACGAAAGAACGAAACAGGACAAATAGAATAAACAATTATGAGAGCAAAATATATTAATGAAATACTTGACTTATCAGGAGATGAATTCGGTAGAGAAGAGTTAATTCAATTAGCAAAAGAAACAGATCATCAATTAAGAATTAGATTGATTCATATTAAACAATATTTATTAAACCAAATAACATGAACGAACACACAGACGAAGAAATAGTTAATGTTTTATTTGGTGACTTTCCAAAAGTCGGAGAGCAAATATTAGAATACCTAGATAATCAAAACAAATAATTATGAAAGTAAATAGAGTATATAAAACAGTTCGACCAATGAGAAAGTTTGGCAATTTAATAAAGGACATATTATTTCCTACTGAATCCAAACATGGTTGGTGTAGATACCCTTTGTATGCCAAAACAAAAAAGCAAAAGGAATTATACATGGCTATAATAATAGAACACTTAGACAATAGAATAGAAATTAACACAGAACTAGAAATTTAATAATATGACACACCTTGAGGATTTAAACAGAATTGAAATTAGACATCTTAGAGAAATGAATCAAATATTTAAAGCTGAGATAATAAAGCTTAAAGATATAAATCAAACACTTCAAGCCACTGTTGAATTGTATCTACAAAAACAACAAGAAGAATATAGGGAAAGTAAAGTATGAAACTACTAACCTTTGAGATAAAAGAAGTAGGTCAAGAAGTTTATACTAAGCAATTCAATACGGATAGATCAATTCAATACACCATTGAGCAATACTCAAGGCATCGCCAAATTCAATACATGAATTTAATAAAGTAGATTATAAATTCAATACATAAATTTAATATACCCCTTTATGAAATACAAATGCGAAATTTGTACCTCAGATATAACAGAGGAAGAATTTAATTTTAGTGATATTTGTTCTGAATGTTTAGAGCATATTAATTAATTTAACTTGTAAACCTATAAAAAAACAATGATATAAAAAAAAATAAAAAATATTATAGCTTATATATTGTCAGTTGGAAATATTTATATATATTAGCCACATGAAAACAAACTTAGTAACCCAAATTAATGAAATTAACCTGATGCTACCAGAGGTGGACAGGTTAGATTCTGTGCCTATGTCTTACGCTGGTGGGACATTTCCTTTTTATATAGGTTTAAATGAACCTATTAAAATTAAAAATCAATATGTATATATTAACGCCCCTAAATATGATAACTTTTATAGGTTTGAAAAAAGATATAACACTAATACTTATTGGCAATTAGAGGAATTAAAAAATGATTTATCTCTTATTAAAAGAGTGTTTAAAAAAGAACTTAAAAACATATAACATGAAAAAACTATTAAATATATTATCTAACATTTTAGCGTATGGTTTATTCGCCTTTGTTATTTGCGTTTGCCTTACTTTATTAATTAACTTATTTATATAACTATGAAAACAAAAAACGTATCAATAACTTTGGAAGACATGAAAGAATTAAAACATAAAAATCTATTAGTAGAAAACGATGTTAATTCAGTCAAAAGACGCTTAAATGTAACTTTAGAAAACATTAAACACCAGAAAGGAACAGCATTTATAGACGACATTGAAAAAATAGAGCATTGTATTAAGGCACTAGAAAATATTAAAATTGAAGAAGATAACTTTAATAAAGTGTATAATAGTTTGCTAGAAGAAAATAAATATTATATAGAAAAACTTTACTAACATGAAAACAAAAAGAATTAAAGAACTTAACACAATGTTTGAAGCACCTAAGAACGCATCTAAGCAACGTAAACCATTATTTGAAAGGTTTGTACTGCACCCCATGACAATAGC